TCTTACCGGCAGTAATGATTAACTTCAATAACGGAGTTCCTGCACCTGAAGAAAGAGAAACAATAGAAGATTTAATTCAGGCTAAGTTTACAGGTACGGATAATGCAGGAAGATTTATGTTATCATTCAATGATGACCCTGCTACTAAACCTACTATCGATGTAATACAAATAGATAACTTACATGAAAAATATCAATACGTTGCAGATTATACGCAAGATAGAATACTGGTTGCTCATAGAGTTACCTCTCCATTATTATTTGGTATTAGAACTGCTAGTAATGGTTTTAGTTCTCAATCAGAAGAGATGAAAACAGCATTCTCTATTATGCAAACAATGACAGTATCTCCATTCCAAAATATAATCTTAAACTCATTAGATTACGCATTGAAGTGTAGTGGATATCCGGATACCGAAATATACTTTGAGCAATTAACTCCATTAGTAATTCTTTCTCAAACAGCAGAAGAAGGTGGTAAATCAATTGCACAGGTAGAAGATGAAACTAATAAATCAATGGAGAATCCGGCAACTACGGATGATGGACAAGACCAAACAACAATAGATGCAATTCCACCAAAAGAATCTAATATGGAAGAAGAATTCGATGATATTAATTTTATCAGAACAGTTGGAACTCAATCAGCATTTTTCAAAGAAGAATTTAAATAAACACATATATGGCTTACGCACTCTTTATTAACAGAAACGATATTATTAAGAATACTCCTTTACAGGGAGCTATTGATGCAGATGCTTTATTACCATTTGTAAAAACAGCACAAACTAAATACTTAAAAAATTTATTAGGAACTGTTTTGTATGAATACCTTCAAGCACAAATTGTTGCAGGAACTGTATCAACACTAAACGCATATTACCAAGACCTTTTAGATGAACAAATTAAAAATACTCTAATTTGGTATGCATGTGTTGAGTATATTCCATTTAGTTCAGTACAATTCAAATCTAATGGCGCTGTGAAGCAACAAAGTGAGCAAGGCGTCGCTCCATCTAAATCGGAGATAGATTACCTATTAGCAAAGGCGCAAGCAAATGCTGACTACTATGCGTTGAGATTACAAAACTATTTAATTGCTTATTCTCAATTCATTCCTCAATATTTACAATCAGTTGGTAATCAAACTCAAATATATGCTGACCAAAGTAATCAATACTTTGGCGGAATACAATTGTAAACAATATGGGTGCAATAATTTCAAACACAAATGTAAACTATTCATTATACTATAACTTAGTTAATGCATTAGCAGAATATTGCGCACAACATCCTTCAATAGCAGGAGTAGGTAATGAAGAACTTTCTGATTTTGATGAAAGAGCATTCCCTTCATATCCCATTGCTAACATAGTAATCAAAGAAGCCGTATTTAAAGAAACCACAACCGATTGGGAAGTTTATATTCTTATTGCTGACAAATATAAAAATAAAGATAACGAATCTAATCCAACAAACAATGAGCAAGCAGTTCCATTTTATGGACCTGATGATATGATGGATATATGGGCAAATACAATGAGTATAATGAATGATATAACTGCATTCATTCAGAAAGGTTTGACTGGATTCGAAATAAACGAAAACATTAGTTGCACAAATTTCCACGAGAGATTTGATTCAGGCTTAGCAGGATGGGAAGTAACATTTACACTAACAACACACAACGATAAGAATCGTTGCTTATTTGATTTATATCCAAACTAATATGGCAAACCCAATAATAACAAATACAGGTACCAATTACTCACTTTACTATAATGTAATAAATTATTTTAAAACAATAATGAGTAATCACCCATCTATTGAAGTAGTTACCTTTGGTGATGCTTGGGATATTGGAGAAAGACAATTTCCTGCATATCCAATGGGTAATATCCTTATATTAGAAAGTGATTTTGGAACTAATGTAACAAATTATAAAGTTCAATTGATTGTTGCTGATAAAGTTAAGAATAAAGATAATGAATCAAACCCAACAAACAACGAACAAATAATTCCTTTATATGGTGTAGATGATAAAACAGATGTATGGGCTAACACCTTATCAATCATTAATGATTTAACATCTTATACGCAGAGGGGGGTTGCAAGTTTTGAAATAAACGATGATATTGTTTGTACACCATTCGCCGAACGATTCGATAATGGTTTGGCCGGTTGGCAGGCTGAGTTTACTTTAACAACTCACAACGACCGAAATCGTTGCCTTTTTTTTTTAATACCCGTTGACCAATTTATAATTGAAGAATGTTTAACAGGAAATAGATATAAAGCAATATTAGATAGTAGTAATGTACCAGTTGGTGGAGTATTTAATACATTAAAATCACCAGGTCTATCAAATACTTATGGTAATTTGGTATGTTATACAATAGTAGAACCAATTCAATCTGATGATTGGGATTTTGTAAATCTTCCAATACTTCAGCCAGGGGCTATTCAAAATTGCACAATATGTAATTTGTGGATTAATCCTAAAATATGGGGAACAACTCCGGCAGCATGGAGTGGACCGGATGCAGAATTTAGAACATGGGCAACAGTATAAAAATATAAAATAAAAATAATGGGAAGTTTAAGTAATCTTTATATATCTCAATCCTACCAATCCTTAATTCATATAGGGACTAATAATACAGCAAGTGCTACATTAATTGGATTGCAAGATGGATTAGGTAATAATATTGGTGTTTCAGTTAATACGGCTGGTGATTTGTTTTTATCAGGTTCGCTAACTGCATCATTACAACAAGGATATCTTTATGTAGGTAATGCAAGTGGTAAAACAACTGCATTCGCTACATCATCTTTAGTTACTACTGTTAATACAGGTAGTTTAGTAACAACCGCATCATTCAACGCTTTTACTCAAAGTATAAATTCTGCAACTCAATCTTTATTTACATCTGCAAGTTTAGCATTAGTAACTGCATCATTTGATAATGGCACAAGAAACTTAACATTTACAAAAGGTAATAATCAAACATTTAATGTAAATATTCCTGATGTAAGTGGTAGCACAATAAATACAGGCAGTTTTGCAACAACCGGGTCTAATCAATTCAATGGCAGTCAAACAATAACAGGTAGTTTAACTGTTGTAGATGGTGCTACTTCTTTTGAAGTTGGTCTGAATGGTGATATAATTAATTTAAATGCGGGTGGTAATAATATTAATTTTAATTTTGGTGGTGATGCTGCATTTAATGGTGACACAATAACATTAAGAAATAGTGGAGGTGATGCACAATTTGGAATGTATAGAGGAAGTGGTGCGACACAAAAAGTGTGGTTTACAAAAGTAAACGATACAGGTAATAGTGGTTCGTATGTAATATTTGATGCTCAAAATACTAAAGATTATTTTACATTAGGTGGAGTATTAAATAATACAACCATAAATTCTGATTTAAATATAACTGGTAATTTAACTGCATCTCTACAACAAGGATATGCATGGGTGGGTAACGGAAGTAATGTTTCTTCATTAGTAGCAACATCATCATTTGGAACACCAATACCAAGTGGAACAATATCAGGTAGTTCACAAATTACTGCATTAGGATTTGTTAGTTCATCTGTAACTGCAAGTAGTTTAATTACTGCTTCATTTAGTGGTAACACATTAACATTTACAAAAGGTGATGCATCTACATTTGGTGTAGTAATACCTGATGTTAGTGGAAGCACAATTGATACAGGTAGTTTCGCAACAACTTCTTCTTTTAACTCTTATACTCAATCAACGAATATAAGGTTAAATAACTTAGAAAGCACATCGGCTAGTGTCAATGTATCAATTACGAATTTAAACTCAACTACGAGCTCCTTTGCTACCTCCATAGCAAATCTAAACTCTAATAGTGCAAGTGTTAATACATCAATAACTAATTTGAATGCAAGTTCTGCATCTCAACAGGTTAGTATAGATGCATTAAACACATTCACTGCTTCACAATCGACCGCATCAATCGTAACTTCAATAAATAATTTGAATACGTTTAGTGCATCGGCATTAGTATCAATCAGTAATATTAACTCTACTACTGCATCTTTAAATACATCAGTAAGTAATTTAAATACAAATTCTGCATCACAACAGGTTAGTATAGATGCACTAAATGTATTTACTGCTTCGCAATCAACAGCAAGTTTAGTAACTTCTATAACTGAATTAAATACTTTTTCAGCATCTGCTAAAATTAGTATTACAAATATTAACTCTACTACTGCATCTTTAAATACATCAGCTAGTTTAGCATTAGTAACTGCATCATTTGATAATGGTACAAGAAACTTAACATTCACTAAAGGAAACAATACACAATTTAGTGTAAATATTCCTGATGTTAGTGGAAGTGCAGGTACTTTCGTAACTACATCTTCATTCAATGCTTATACACAATCAAATGACCAAAGAGTAACATCTTTAGAAACAAATAGTGCAAGTGTTAATACATCAATTAGTAATATAAATTCTGCAACTGCAAGTTTGTTTACATCTGTAAACGCATTAAACACATTCACTGCTTCTCAATCTACTGCAAGTATTGTAACCTCTATAACTAATCTAAACTCATTTACACAATCTGCTAATCAGAGAATAGGAAGTTTAGAAGCGGCTACCTCATCTTATGCAAATAGTGCAAGTGTAGCAGCGGTAGATGCCGCACAACAATCGCAAATAAATTCATTGATTAATGCTACATCATCTTATGCAATAAGTGCAAGTGTAGCAGCAGTAGATGCCGCACAACAACAATCGATTAATTCGATAAACGCAGTAACTGCATCATTTTTAACTAGCTCAGCTGATATAAGTGCATTGAATGCATTTACCGCATCACAATTGACAATCAATAGTGGATACAATACATTCACATCATCTGCAAATCAAAGATTAGGTTCTTTGGAAACAAATAGTGCAAGTGTTAATACATCTATATCTGCACTAAATTCATTCACCGCTTCGCAATCAACAGCAAGTTTAGTAACTTCTATAACTGAATTAAATACATTTAGTGCAAGTGCAAAGGTATCTATAAATGCTTTAAATACAAATTCAGCATCAGTAAATACTTCTGTAAGTAATTTAAATACATTTACACAATCGCAAGCGGCTGTAAATATATTATTATCAGATGAGATAGATAGTTTACAAGCTAAGACTGGTTCATACGCAACAACAGGCAGTAACAACTTTATTGGTAATCAAACTATTACAGGTAACATATCTGCATTTTCTGCATCATTTACTTATTTACAAACAATATTCGAAAGCTCATCTATAATATATTCTTCAGGTAGTAATCAATTTGGTGATGAGTTAACGGATGTACAAACTCTAAGCGGTAGTGTAAAGGTACAAGGTAGTTTGACTGTAAATGGTACGCCAGTATTAACTTCATCGGTTGATATTAGTGGATTAGTAACAACTGCTTCATTTAACACATATACGCAATCTAATAATCAAAGAGTTAGTTCATTAGAATCTAATTCAGCGAGTGTTAATGTATCTATTACTAATATAAACTCTACTACTGCAAGTTTGAATACTTCGGTAAGTGCTTTAAATACATTCACTGCTTCGCAATCGACTGCAAGTTTAGTAACATCAATTAACAACTTAAATACTTTTTCAGCATCTGCATTGGTATCAATAAGTAATTTGAATAGTACTACTGCAAGTTTGAATACGTCTGTAAGTAATATCAATACATTTACACAATCAGCAAATCAAAGATTAACTTCAATTGAAAGTGTAAGTGGTAGTTGGATTACTGAATCTGAAACAGGTAGTTTTGTAATAACTTCTTCATTTAATTCATATACACAAAGTAATGATAGTAGAGTAAGTAGTTTAGAATCTGCAACTGCAAGTTTATATACTTCGGTAGCTAATATAAATACATTTACTCAAAGTGCTAATATATCAATCAATGCATTAAACGCAGCTACTTCATCATATGTAACATCTGCAATTACTGCCAGTTCTTTAATTACTGCTTCATTTAATAATGGTACAAGAAACTTAACATTCACAAAAGGAGATGCTACTACATTCAATGTAAACATTCCTGATGTTAGTGGAAGTACAATAAATACAGGTTCATTTGCTACAACAGGTAGTAATACATTTATAGGTAATCAAACTATAACAGGTAGTTTATCCGTAACATCAAGTACTCAAATTCAATTTTTTGTTTTGGGTGGATTTAATCCATATTTGAAAATAGGTGATAATAGCCTTAATGATATTACATTACAAGCAAATGATTTTAATATAAATTTAGCTGGTGGTGATGTAAAAATAAATAATGATACTGCAAATAGAGGTATTCAAATAGAAGGGCCTGACCCGGCAATTGCTTTAAGAGATACAACTGCACCTAATAACCCATATATTAATTTAACTAATACAAATAATCTACTTCAAATAACTGATTCTAATAGTACTATTGTAACGATGAATACTGCATCGTTTAATATACCGTCTGCATCATTTACTGCATCTTTACAACAAGGATATGCATGGGTTGGTAATTCATTAGGACAAAATACTCAAGTAGCAACATCATCATTTGGAAGTACTATTAATACAGGCTCATTCGCTACAACAGGCTCAAATACATTTATAGGTAATGAAACATTCCAAGATGCAGGTGGTAACGCATCAACATTAGTACCTACATCAGGTAGTTTAATGTTAGTAGCAAAATCATTTACATCAGCATCTGCACATTTATCATCTTCTTTTACAAATAGTGTAAACTTAATTTTTAAGAACAACGACAATACAGCAGATACAATTATAAGTGGTAGTAATAACATATTTACAAACCCAACAGCAATAACAACAGGATTTAAGAGATACATAGGTGGTAGTAGTAATATTGCTATGAATGCATCAGCAGTACCACAAATAAGTGGTAGTATGGGATTCTCACCTGCAATGAGTAATAACTATTTTGGCGGAACTGCAGGTATGATAATGAGAGGACCTGTTAGTTCATCTGCATATACTATTAGTAATAACTTATTCAATAATACAACTGCATTTGCAATAGGTAGTGCAGCAGCAACTAATGCTGAGAAAATGGTATCTGGATTTACTATGTCAAATAACGGAGGTAATGGATTTGTGAGATTACAGGCATATAAAAC